CTGTACTATCTTCTGGAGGGCCCGGTTCTCCAACCTTACCCATTGCAGTATCATCTCTTCTAATACCACCATGTGCGTCAGGAAGATTGATACCACCATCTTCTGGGTCCATATCAGCCTCTTTATTTATCTGTTTCTGCATTTCTTCAATCTCAAGATCAGTCAACCGTAAAACATTCTTTTGCACCCATTGTTTACTAAAGAAGGTGCCGACATATGCCTCCACTTGATTCAGAGTATTAATTCTGTCATTGAGGAGTTCTGCTTCCTTCAATTCTGAGAAATGACCGTCAGCTAAGAAGTCATACTGAATGTGTTCTTGTATATTAGGCCAATCGTCAGGAGATATAATACCTTTCAACAGAAGTTGTGTTTTTAGAATATCAGTGAATAATGGGACAAACTTTTTTCGTATCCTCTGAACAAACTTTGTAAACTTGAGTTCATCACGGGTAATCTCTGTTGAACGACCAAGAGTGAATTGAGACTCTGCTTCTAATCTTGAAATAGGAACATTCAGTGACCTAAACAGTTTTCTTTGGAAGTAAACAATATCTTCAATCTCACCCAGATTCTGTCCACCAGGCAGCGTTGTAATCTCTGTACCTCTACCACCTTCTCGCCGTGGAAGCCAAAAATCTTCCAACATACTCATATGATTTCTATCGTCACGAATCTCACCAGTTGATGCATCATACACCAACTTGTTACGATAACGATTCATCACATCTTTGAGATATTGTTCTGCTTTTACCTTTGGCAGATTACCAACATCAATGTAAAATATTCTGCGCTCTGGTGCCCTTGATATACGATAGATTACCAGAGAGTCCTCAACCATTCTCAACTGGTTTACAGGTTTAATTGCTTTGTGGAGATAGGATAATACTCTACCACTATTGCCATCAATCACACCAGACGGAACATAAGTGATAGCGTCTGGGTGAATTTGAACTCCTTGACTAGCCCCTGTTGAGCCCAATCCTTTTTCATTGTAGAGAAAGAACTCATTGATTTTTTTAATCTTGTCAACACCAGTTTTGTGGTCTTTCTCTTTTTCAACTTTTCTTACTTTTTTAATTTTAGTGGCATCAATATATCTAAGTTCAGTTATGCCTCTTCTTGGTGTTTTTTGGTCAATGATTTTATGAAAATAAATACGCCCATCAACATACCACCTACGGAAAAGGTCATGACCTTTTTCATCAAATTTAAGAAGACGTAAGACTTCATCAAATTCATCTGTAATCGTTTTTTTAATTTTACTTGAATATGGAATATTGTCTAAAACAATTTGAACAGAAATATCTCTTTCATTCGCAACAATGCCTTCATTTATGATATCTTCAATGGCAGTATCACATTCGGACTGTTGAGCAATATCTCTATAACGACGAATTAAGTCTATATCAGTTTTTTCTTTTCCATCTGTATTCAGATAAGAACCAAAAAAACCACCACCAGCTATATCTACTGCGCCATCATCAGAGGTTGGGGCGGTAAAAGATGTACCACCCTCCTCTTTAGATTTGCTTATTTTATATCCAAAAAGTTCTGCCATAATGACTCCTACTAATTGTTATATTTAGTAGGTTTGATATTAGAAGTTCACAGAAGAAGCTTCAAAGTGTTGATATCTCCATGTACAATCAAATTGTTCAATTGCGTCAGCCGTGCCAGCATCAAGTGCAATTGATGTAATCTCTGTAGGCCATGCGCTTCTGAAAATGTATGTTTTCAAAACTGTATCATCTCTATCCAGTTGTTGCACTGTTAAGTCTGTTTGATAGTCAGCAGCAGCTGTAACACCAGTTGCTTCGGCAAGATCATTAATACCGTTTGACCATAACTCCAATGAATTTCTAAGACCAAAATCAGTATCATTCAAAAATGTTGTTGTCCAAGGATCATCAAAAGTTCGATCACCAGCAACGTAAATATTCCTACCACGAAAGGGGATTGGAATTGCTGGAAGAGTGAAAGCTGGTAATGATGATGCTCGACACAAGAATGATGCTCTACGAACATCTAATCCTGTAGCAATACCGGATGGTGGAGTAATTGTAACTCTAAATTGGTTTGCCCTTGCGCCGCCACCAATTAATTGAGCTTTAAAATCGTCTATCTGTGCCATGTGAAGCTACTCCCTAAACTTAAAATTTACCAACTACTTCTTCAAATTCCACACCAGTGCGAACTGCTACGAAATTAAGTGTGATAAAGTTAATTGATCTTGCTGGTTTGATATAGATATCACCAATAAATTCATTTCTATCTATAACCTCACCAGTGTTATTCGTATCATCAGCAACAACCCTAAAGTCAAAGATACCTCTACGACCTTGAACATCTCTCAAGAAAGGCTCGACTAAGTTTCTGAATGATGCTCTTGTAAATTCATCGTTGAACTCAAAGAGTTGGAATTTTGCAGCAGTGGCAATTGCTTTCTCTAGAACCAAGAACAACCGTCTTACGTTAATTCTATCAAATGCGCTTGGTTTGGAAAGTGCAGTTTTATCACCGAACAGAACAACACCTTGGCCGGGGAAATCTACAACAGGATTAACTCTTGCTCTATAGAGTTGATCTCTTTCAGATTTCTTTGGAGAATATGAGAGTTTAATTGCACCTCTCACATTACCACGATTAAGACCAGCTGGTGAGAACCAAGGATCAGCAACATTATCTGTGTAAGCACAAAGTCCAGCTGTATCACCATTCATTGGAACATAACGATACACATCATTATACTTGTCATACATGTATTTGTATCCACTATCGAATACAACATATGAGGATGATGGGCAAAGGTCAAAAGCTTCAACAACATTTTCTGTAGCTGTATTTGAACTTGAAACACCCACAGTTGCCGCCCGATATGGAGAAACAAATGCGACACAATCTTTTCTGTCTTCTACTAGTGCAGTCAACATAGTTACATGTGTATCTTGTGTGGATGCAGTATTGCCATCTCCACCACCTTTTCCGCCAAGAATAAGGTTTACATCAACTGTTTCTACATCTTTGAATTCATCATAACCGATTTGAAGTTCACCAGCAGTTACAGCATAATCATCTGTGCCATTTTTTAGAATTGTATTTGTTGGTGTATCAAGTGCAGCATATGCAGTTGCACCCGTCTCACCTTGAACTTTATCGCCAGCATCAGATAAACTTCCATCAGTTCCATCTAAGATGATGTTATCACCCGCATCTGCACCAGCACCATCTGTTCCACCATCTTCCATGACGATGAATGTGTCTTGACCATCAAAGTCTGTTCCCCAGTTGAAACCGGCAGAGTTGTGGTCCATCTGATAAACAAAACTTGAAGACCTAAAGATTTTATCAGCGTAGTATGTGCTATCGCCCTGTGGTGATCTACCAAGTGAGTTTTTAGATAGATTTGGATAAGTTTCTAAAACGGCATTGGTTCTATTTCCATTTGCGGTAACAGAGAAACCAGATATCTCTCCAAGAAAATCAAAAACCACGATGTGCATTTCATCATCAGTGCCCCTTTGATTTTGAGTTGCAAAATCTGATGTGCCGGGAGCAGCATCAAATAAGTCATAAAATCTCCAGCGGCGCCGAACACTTGTTCCAGAAGCAATTTCAG